TCTCTACAGGCTGATACCCTCCCTCAGTCTTTGTATACTTCCCGCAGCTATGGCAATAGGTGCTATTCTTATTCACCTGTAGCGCATCGCTACTGCCGCAGTCTGGACAGGGTTGATGGGTTGCTACACTCATTCAAAAATCTCCTCATAAACTCTGCCAAAGCTGATTAGGCACAGTGGTAGATGTAGGATAACACCCTGAAAGGGCATAGTCTCTGTCCTCTCTGTTTTGGAGTTGTATACCCATACTGGTCTGCTGTCTGGAAACTCCAGATCAAAACCTACGCCCAGTCTATACTCTATTGATAAATTACGTCCTAAGATAACCATGCTGATTTACTCTCTAAGTGTTTAGCTATTACTCTTATCCTGCGCTTACATATTGGGCAGGGTTTAGTCCAGTCAGTCTGCTCTGGGTGCTTGCAATACGCCGTCCTCTCTTCTGGTATATTGTAGCTGCCTTTCACTCTAACAGGTTTTCTCTCTAATACCAAGCGATCTCTACTAGTTAATATCATTCTGCTCCCTCCTTCCTAAATACAACATCATACTCTGCGCTCTCCGTCATAAATCTAATAATCTGCTCCGGCGATAGCTGGTAGAATTTTGCAGCCTCTCTCAGGCTATAAACACCACTAGCGATATCACTGGCAGCTCTCATAACCGCCTGAATCTCTGGCGTTAATTTGCCCTGCATATAATCTTCAAACATCCTGCTTGCTCCTCTATTAAAATTATGCTACCCTCAAAACACTATACAGCACTTCAGCGAACTTTGACAGTAGCAGGTCGTAGTCTGTTAGCGTTTCAACTGGTACTTCAACTCCTCCAACATATCCTGCAATGCTTCAATATCTTCAGGGTACGGAGTCCACGTAATAGCTCTCTTCAGTTCTAAAGAGTCTGCTACTGTAGCTAAGTCTCTCAGGACGCTAAAGAATCTCTCTCTCAGCTCCCAGTCCTCCAGCTCCTCTAAGTGTTCGTCACCGTGTAACAGGTCGTTAGGCCCTTTAAATACATACATGCTAATTCTCCAAATCGTTAATAATAGTCTCTCTTATTCTATCCTGCTCCTCTCTCCCTACTCTATAGGGTAAGCTCTCAATCCATACAACATAGCGCTCTATCGCCTCAGAGCGTAGTTGGTCGTTCTCTATGTCTGCAAAGTTCATTACATCCTCTCTGTTTATTAATGTTCAGGGTATTAGAGTCTCTCTCCCGGAATAGTTCAACTCTCTGCGTGACTAAATAGCTCTCTCTGGTCACACTACAGCCTATATCAAGAATGATCTGCATAGGGCTCTGCCTCCTCTCTTCTTCTTCCTTCCCTATTGTAAGACTATTAAGCTCTATTACGGGAAACAGGTTCCAAGACACCAGCAAACAGAGCCAAAAATACAAGTAGCCAAAACAGCAGTTTAAATAACAGCTCAGAATAGCCATAGAAGCCTTTGGTTTGCGTTCTAAGAGACTTTATCTAGCTATTTGATTGCTGGTGAGGGTTCAGCTATTTAAAGCGCTTAAACAGGCTTATATTAGCTCGGTATATTACAGACATAAAAAAGCCCAGCTATTACACTGGGCTAAATAGTCCGTATTGGCTCCCGGTGGACTAATCCGGGTCACTGGACGAAGGAAGCGCCCATAGCCGAAGGAATATTTTACACTTCTACTGTCTGTATAATGTCTTTAATCTGTTTTAACATGCTTTTTCCATGGGCTGGATACGCGACTATTGAGACAGTCTTATCCCAGCAAGCGCGGCATGTTCCGCATTTACCTTCCCTCTCACTAGCACCGCATAGCGACATAGTAGGCGTTAGATATTCCCTGCTAGGTACAATGGTAGAACTATTGGCGGCATTCTCTACGGTCTCGCCTAATACGCCGTCGCTAGATAAACGCACTACTACATTCGGCAATGCGTCCATACTATCTAGCACGCTTTTAAACTTGTCGAACTTGTGCATTCTAGTAGGTAACCAGTGCCTTACCCATGGCGTTTGCCGCATAACTTGCAGAATCTTACGGGCCAGTCTTATGTCGTATACGTCGCCACTATCGAACCAGCGGAAATAGCGGTCATTGTCTAACTCTACCACCATAACAGCCACCCAGTCTGGTGCTTGCCAGTCTTCTCGGTTATGCTCTCGCGGTGCCTTGACGTTTGGAAACCTATAGTTACCGCTGGTTGCATAGCATCCCTTGCATGCTGGGACTAGTTCGCCCTTACTATCTTTAGAAGCTGGGCAAGTCTCTAGCGCTTGCAGAGACCAGCTACGGCATGGCATTTTGCTGGGCTTACTGAACTTTGGTTGTGCTGGCATGTTATAAACTCCCAAATAATATGATATTAGTTGCCGCTACTGTAGCGCCTACAGCTACGATCATTAGCAGAGCAGTAGCTAATAAGCTTTTTAGCTCTCTGCGGTTGTTCATACGCTCCCAATCTTTTTGACGTAAATATTGATAAGCTGTTTCTATTTCTAGGTCTCTTAATTGCTGTTCAGTTTGCATGATCTTTAGTCCTCTATTTGTATTAATTGGTTTAATGCTAGGCACTCTATGCGAATGCCTAGGATAACTCAACTATTGCTGGGAAAGTATTAGTCTGTAGGTAGACTCTGCCGCGTCTAAATGCTGTTGCGCCCGCTCTACGTCTAGTCTGGCGATATCGGCCTGTAACTTATCTTTTTTCTTTTCGATATCGTCGCCAATATCCGCGTATTCCTTGTTCAGACTCAAGCGCCATTCTAGGTATAGCTGGGCAGATAGTAGGCTGTACTCTGCTTCCTTAGACCGAAAGCGCTCAATTTCTAAGTCCGTAGGGTTTTCCAGCGCTCTACGTCTTTGTCTGGTTTTAACCTCAGCCATTCCCACCGCTTCGCGAAGCGCTGATAGAGTATCTCGGTTTTTGAAGTTTATTCTGTTGTTCATGATATATATTCCTGTTTTGTTTGGTTGTATTAGTTAGAGAGCATCCGTGCTCAGAAGTTCAATTTATTTTTAGTGATTAAGAGACCGCTATGCGGCCTCAGTTATTGAGACAAGGTCAGAGCCGGATTGTTCCAGCTCTGCTAAAATAAAGTTTACTGCTCTGCTGGCATGCTTCGCCGCTTGGTAAATATACTTGGTGTCGGACTTCAACGCCTTTAACCAACTAGCTATATATTCTTCGTGTTGTAAACCATCATAGGGAACACCCAAAACACTGCCCGCCATAGCGCTACCCAGCTCTGCTACCAGCTCTTCGAAGGCGTAGGTAGTAGAACCAAAGCCGCCATTTTTTAGGCGATCTAGTCGGTCACTGTGGCCCGTCCAGTGTGTCAATTCGTGGAGCAGTGTAGCTTCGTGATTCTCCCATGTTTTGAATGCCTCAGCCGGTGGCATTTTGATAACGTCAATCGACGGGATAAAGCAGGCGCGATCACCGCCATACTGAACTTCAGCGCCTATTGCATCCGCCAGCGCCTTCGCGCCGTTCTCTGGAATTACCGGCGGCGTATAGGTAGGAAATTCGCGGGTAACATTCTCGCACTGGTCGAAGTTGAACACTGTATAAGTTTTTAGCATTGGGAAGGTCTCAACTGTACCCGCTTTTTTGTCTTCTTTTTTGAGCATTTTAAAGAATATTATCTGAGTGCCTTTTTCGCCTTTCTTAACATTGCCACCAGCGGCGGCGGCCTGTTTGTACGTCATCCACTGATTACAAGTGAAGCGCTCTGCTTCGATATTGAGCACCAGCCAGTTAATGCCGGTGTATGCTGTACCTGTTGTGGGATTGTGCGGCGCGTTACCGCTGACAATGCTTCCCCATGGCTTAGACCATTTACCAGCATTTTCTAAACCTTCAATGATGCGCTCTGTTACTTGGTCGAATACTTTGTTGTTTTTCATTGTGTCTTTATCCTATGCGCCAGCGAGGCGCTGTTGTTTGTGTATATTGTTAGTCAATAGGGTTTCGGATAAGTTCAATATTATTTTAAATTAATTTTATAGCTACTTTCTATTAACGCGCGTGCGTGCGAATACTACAAAGAGACTGGGGAGTCAAGTATTAACGTGACCAGACCAGTCTATTGAGTCACAACAATAAACCTGCAAAGCATTGACGGGGTGGCTAGACAGTGATAAGAGTCCTAGACAGTACCCACTAGCATACTCTCACTTGCCTGTACAGAAACTCTGGTGACTGCATAGCCTCTTCTGGTCACGCTGTAGCCTGTGGATAACTATACAGCCTGTGGATAACTCTGTGGATGACTATATAGCCTCTGCTGGTCACAGCTAGGCTTGACAGACTAAGGCGGGTATGCTAGAGGGCCGGGGAGGGGCGGCGTAGCTGCGGAGATTGTTACTGTACCCGCTCAGATACAAAATAGGGCTAAATTAGGCTAAAAAGCAGCATAGTTATAACATATAGCTATAAAGGCTAAGTCATTGATAACAAAGGGCTATAGCGAGCGACTGCGGAGACGCTGTTATGGCTGAGAATCCGCCTAGAAAGGAACAGGGGAGCCTATGGCGTAACATTAACAGTAAATAGTGCTTGACTTTTGTAAAAAAGTATGCTATAATAGCTATATAGATTGAACAGCATTGCTCTAACGGTGCTTTAGGGTGTTTTCCACCTCTTCTACTACTATGCATAGTGGTTGTAGTAGACGTTAAACACACGATAGTGCATAGCTACTCAGTCTATATAGACTAGAATCTCTTTAGAGGCAATTCAGTGGCAAAAAAGATAGGAAGACCTAAGAAGGCAGATGTTAAAGCTGTTACTAAAGGTAGCCGTAGAGGCGTTGGTAGACCTAAAGGTGATGCAGCAGTCATCAACGAGTACAAAGCACGTATGTTAGCCTCGCCTAAGAGTAGGAAGGTGTTAGACAGCATACTCAACGCAGCGTTAGATGACGATCACAAGAATCAAGCGGCAGCATGGAAGCTCTGCATGGACAGGTTGTTGCCTGTTAGTTATTTTGAGAAGGATAAGGCCAGCGGAGGCAAGAGTGCCATCAACATCTCTATTACAGGGGTTGGTGGAGAGACTACAGTGATCTCTGGTGGCGAAGAAGAACCCATTGAAGGGGACTACACAGATGTATAACATCAATGAAGACTTAGATTATTTTACTAGGGAAGAGTTTGCTTGTCAGTACACTGGCGAGAATGAGATTAGTGACAGGTTGTTGCTAAAGTTGGATTTGTTGCGTGAGAAGTGTGGGTTCCCCTTCGTTATCACCAGTGGCTTTAGAAGTAAAGACCACCCCATAGAAGCTAAAAAGGAGACACCCGGAACCCATGCCCAAGGCATTGCAGCGGACATTAAAGTTACAGACGGTACACAGCGGTTTAAGATTGTTGAGGAGGCTATCAAGATGGGCTTTTCAGGAATTGGAGTTGCTGGTGTCTTTGTGCATGTTGACATCCGCGACCTTGACGGTAATGAGTCTCCTGTAATGTGGACGTACTGATATGGCTATTAAGTATATCCATGTCAACCAACACGTCATACGTGCTAACAAGAAGCACAATGCTAACGATCCTGTGTTGACTATCAAGGAAGGTAAGAAGAACACATACGCCCATACAGTACAAATACACGGGCCTAGTACAGTTATCTATGGTGGTAACGACAAGCCAGTGTTGTCTTGCGGAGCTAGGGTTGTTATCAAGACTGAAGCGGAACTAACCATTGACTGATTTAGCAGTTGAGCTGTTACCTTGGCAGCAGGAAGTCTGGGAAGACCCTACACGATTCAAAGTAGTGGCCGCTGGTAGACGTACAGGTAAGAGTAGGTTAGCTGCTTGGAAGCTGATCATCAGTGCGTTGTCTGACAAGAAAGGTCAGGTGTTCTACGTTGCCCCTACACAGGGTCAGGCTAGAGACATTATGTGGCAGTTGCTGCTGGAGCTAGGGCACAACGTTATAGCGTCAGCACACGTCAACAACCTACAGATTAAGCTAGTCAATGGCTGTACTATATCTCTGAAGGGTGCTGATAGACCTGAGACCATGCGTGGTGTTAGCTTGAAGTTCCTGTGTATGGATGAGTACGCAGACATGAAGCCAGAGGTGTGGGAGCAAATCCTACGCCCTGCTCTAGCGGATCAGAAGGGTGAGGCGTTGTTTATTGGTACGCCTATGGGTCGTAATCACTTCTATGACTTGTATACGTACTCTAGTGTGGCTAAGGACGAGGACTGGATAGGTTATCACTTTACCAGCTACGACAACCCACTGCTAGATCCTGAAGAGATCAAGGCTGCTGAGAAGAGCATGTCAGCCTTTAGCTTCCGTCAGGAGTTTATGGCTTCGTTTGAGGCACACGGTAGTGAACTGTTTAAAGAAGAAGATGTACAATTTAGTGAGGAAGAGCCTGCTGATGGCGCTTATTACATTGCTGTCGATTTGGCAGGATTTGCAGATGTCCAGAAAGTTACCACAAAAACTAAAAGACTCGACCAGACAGCTATTGCAGTGGTCAAAGCTGGGGTGGACGGTTGGTGGGTCGCTAATATCATACATGGCCGTTGGGGCGTCAAAGAGACTGCCAGAAGAATCTTCGACGCAGTCAGAGACTACCAACCAGTCGCAGTAGGTATTGAGAAGGGAGCGTTAAAGAACGCTGTCTATCCTTACTTGAACGACATAATGAAGCAGAACCAACGCTTCTTTAGAATTGAAGAGTTGACACACGGCAACAAGAAGAAGACAGACAGGATCGTGTGGGCGCTACAGGGCCGTATAGAACACGGCAACTTAACACTTAACAAGGGCAAGTGGAATGCTCAGTTCTTAGACGAGCTGTTTCAGTTTCCTAACCCGTTAGTTCACGATGACTTGATAGATGCTCTGGCATACGTAGACCAGTTAGCTAAGGTTGCTTACGCTATAGACTATGAAGAAGATGACTACGAATACTTAGATAAATACGCAGGGTACTAACTATGTTAGAGTCAGAAAAAGAATTTACACTAGAAGAGTCTGTAGAAGGCTGGGTAATGGAGAAGTGCGATGGATGGCGCGATCATTATGAAGCTAACTATTCAGAAAAGTTTGATGAATACTATCGTTTATGGCGTGGTCAGTGGGCAGCGGAAGACTCTACTCGTACCTCAGAGCGTTCTAAGATTATATCCCCTGCACTACAACAGGCTGTGGAGTCCTCAGTAGCAGAGCTAGAGGAAGCATCCTTTGGTCACGGCAAGTGGTTTGACATTAAAGATGATGTCTATGATCAAGACCCTAGAGACATAGCAACCTTGCGTATGGCTTTAGATCAGGACTTTACTAAAAACAAGATACGTAAGGGTGTTGCAGAGTGTCTTATCAATGCAGCCGTTTTTGGTACAGGCATTGCTGAAGTCGTCCTAGATGAAGAAAAAGAAATGGCCCCTGCTACTTCCCCTGTTATGGGTGGAGAGATGCAGGCAGTAGGTGTTAATGTACGAGACCGTACCTGCGTTAAGTTACGTCCTGTAATGCCTCAGAACTTCCTAATTGATCCAGTAGCTACGTCTATAGAAGATGCTTTAGGTTGTGCAGTAGATGAGTTTGTATCTACACATAAGGTACAAGAGTTACAAGAAAAGGGTGTATATCGTGAAGTTGATTTGACTGAAGCATCTCCTGACTTTAACATTGAGCCAGATCAAGACTTAACTACTTTTTCAGATGATAAGATTAGACTGACTAAATACTACGGCTTAGTTCCGCGTCATCTATTAGAGAAAGCTATAGAAGATGAGGATGCAGAGGAAACAGAGACTGTAAACCTAACTGACGAAGATCAAGATGAAGACTCTTACTACGTAGAAGCTATGGTAGTAGTAGGTAACAATGGTGTTCTTCTTAAAGCTACAACTAATCCTTACATGATGCAGGATCGTCCTATCGTCGCATTCCCGTGGGATGTCGTTCCTAGCCGCTTCTGGGGTAGAGGAGTATGTGAGAAAGGCTATAACTCACAAAAGGCGTTAGACACAGAACTACGGGCACGTATAGATGCTCTGGCACTGACTATACACCCTATGATGGCTATGGACGCAAGTCGTATGCCTAGAGGTGCAAAGCCAGAGATTAGACCCGGTAAGATTATATTAACTAACGGAAACCCTGCTGAAGTATTGCAACCATTTAACTTTGGCAACGTAAGTCAGGTGACATTTGCTCAAGCACAAGCTCTACAAACTATGGTACAAACGGCAACGGGCGCTATTGATAGTGCTGGTATCGCTGGTTCTATCAACGGAGACTCTACTGCTGCTGGTATTTCTATGTCGCTTGGCGCTATCATCAAGCGTCACAAGCGTACCCTGATTAACTTCCAAGAAGCGTTCCTTATTCCTTTTATTCAAAAAGCTGCTTGGCGTTACATGCAGTTTGAACCTGAGCTGTATCCTGTAGGAGATTACAAGTTCCATACGTCTAGCTCGTTGGGCATTATTGCTCGTGAGTATGAGGTTACACAGCTTGTACAGTTGTTACAAACCATGTCACCAGACACGCCTATGTATCCTAAGCTGGTGATGTCTATCATTGACAATATGAATCTGTCTAATCGTGAAGAGTTGATACAGGTACTAGAGCAGGCTAATACTCCTGATCCACAAGCACAGCAGGCAGCACAGCAAGCACAAGAAGCAGCACAGCAAGCACAGTTAGCATTCCAAGCATCACAAACGGCTGCGCTTAACGGACAGGCTCAAGAGTCTGCTGCACGGGCTGCTAAACTACAGGCAGAAGCTCAGGCTGTACCTGTTGAGCTTGAGATAGATAAAATGAAAGCAGCGTCTACTAACTTAGATGTTGGTGATGCTGATGACAAAGAGTTTGAAAGACGCTTACGTATTTCAGAGCAACTCCTTAAAGAGCGTGAAGTAGCGGTCAAAGAGGGTAAAGTTAGTCAACAAGGGTCAGTACAGTAATGGTTACAACTAGAGAATTTGAAGATGTAGTTAAGCAAGTTAATGTTATGTTTGACAAGTTAAATAAAAAGATTGACAAACTAGAGAAACAAATAGGAGAGTCAAGTGCCAGTAAAAAAAGACCCACGACTAGCAAGAGCCGGAGTTAGTGGTTATAACAAACCTAAGCGAACACCTAATCATCCAAAGAAAAGTCATGTAGTTGTAGCCAAAGAAGGCGATAAAGTTAAGACTATACGCTATGGACAACAGGGTGTATCAGGAGCTGG